GTGCCAGGCCGCCCCGGATCGGCAGGCCCGAACGGATGCGAGGCAGGTGGACAATAAACTTGTACGGGGCCAATGCGACGCCATTGAGCATGTCGGCTTCATCCAGGAGCCGCAGCTCCCGGCCGGTCTCTCGGTCAAACTGGAAAAACCGCTGGTCCCGTGGCTCAAAGCGCGATGGGTTCCAGGTCTTTCCACTGCGGTCCCACATGATTTCGGAGACGGCATAGCCCTTGCCCATGGCATCCGTCAGGTCGGCTTGTAGTTCGCCAAATTCTGGAGAGTCCACTATTTCCTTGAGTTGATCTGCACGGCGCACATCTTCGGCATCATCGCTGGCGGCTTCGACACGAATGGCCAAGCCCGCAATAGCCAGCTTTCGGGTGCCTAATACCGAAGCGTAATGCAGGTCCCGCTCTTCCATTTCCTCGGCGAGAGTCAGGTAATCGTGGGCCGTGCCTTCGGCGGCCGCCTCTAAGATGGAGGCAAGTCGACCAGGAGTAAGACCGCTGGCCACCGACTGGTGCCAAACCTGACGTATGCCAGTGGTGCGAGCCGCGGCCAGCTCTTCGGTGAGTTTGTCGTACTGTATCGGGCGACCGTGCTGGTCGACAATTTTGGATTCAGCCATTACCAAATGCCTTTTTTGGAGCGCCAACCGGCGCCGATCTGGATCTCGCGATCATGCTGGGATGCTGGCTGGACTCGGTGATACTCGATGATCTCGACGTCCTGGCGGGACGCGTAGTCGGCCAGGACGGCGGCAATACCTGCGTCGCCGTGGCGCTTGGGTCCGGCTTTTTCGCCCTTTTCGTTGGTCCGTTTTTCCGGGATGCGGGCTACGCCCTTGACCATGCGGAAAGCCCGAACGTCAGTGACCACGTCTTTGTCGGCCGGGATGTCGTAGAAGGTGTCGTCTTCCAGGGCTGCCTTGAACGGTGGCATGTTGTCCCGGTACCAGCCCTCGGTGAGCATCACCCGTTCAATTCGGTTAAAGCCGAACTCGATGGCAGTTGCTTCCGACAACTGCGAGCCGTTGCCCCTTGCGTCATCAGCACCTTTCAGAAAGTTGGGCAAGCGCCGAAGGATGTAGAACTTGATCTGCTCCTGCTGCTTGAATGGGACGTTACGCAGCTCGACCACAAAGGGCGTGCGCTTGCGCAGGTTCTGTTCTTTGAGCAGCGGCCAGATGACCGAGAGGTCGCCGGTGCGGCCGAAGTCCATGCCATAGAAGCTCTGTACGTCCAACGGGATGGCCGATAGCAGCGGGAGCAAATGCTCTTCGCACCACTCCTGGGACTCGGCAAGGCGCAGGTGTTCGGCGATGGTTTCGTAACCTTGCGCATACGCCAGGCGTAGCACTGGCACGTCGCGGTTACTGCGTTGTTCGACTAGGGCCATGCTGAGAAAGGCGCCGCCGCCCTGGGATGGAACACAGTCCAATTCTTCGTCGGCCGCATCGCCATAGAAGCCGTATACGTCTTTCACCCAGGCTCGTTCATCCTCAAGCCTGTACCCAATGCCTTTACGCAGGCAAACACGCTTGTACAGGCCATCGGCAACGGCTTCACCGAAAGTGCAGCGGAACACTTCGCCATTGCGCTTGCCTGCTCGGATTTCGTTGACCAGGTCGTTGAAGGGGTTCTCCGTACCGTCGTGGGTGCTGATCACATGGACCTCGCCGCCCCAGATCAACAGAGCCATGGCAGCTTTCAGCAGCTCGGCCAAATCCGCATGGAACGCGGCTTCGTCGATCACTACAACGCCCTGACGGCCGCGCAGGTTGGACGGCCGACTGGTCAGCGCAACTATGCGGTGGCCGCTGGGAAACGCGATGGTGTAAGTCTTGATGTGTTTGTCGGGATCGCTATCGGGCCAGATGCCTTCTTCGATCTCTTCCGCCGCGTAGTTGTAGGCTCGCGCCCACATGGCACATGCCTGGATGTACTCCACTGTCATGTCTTGGTTGTAACCCAGGTAATAGACCGTCTGACCACCCGCCGGCTTTTCAGCGGCTGCCACCAAGACGTTGTCTGCCGCTTCAGCCCAAGTCAAACCGATACGGCGGGACTTTTCACCGACCTTGAGTGGGGCGCGAATTCCAATCCATTTTTTCTGGTAGTCAAGCAATACTGCCGGGGCGCCTGAGCTGGTAATACTCTGCAGTATGGTTGGAACAATCATCGCAGTTCACTCCGTGCTGCCATATGGCCAGGAGTGCTAATCTCCGGTTTCGGCTCTTTCACAGAAGGAATACTGGGATGATGGATTGGATTATGGGTGGCTATAGCTCCATCAAGGCTGCCACGGACATTACGCAAAGCATGCTCGCACTCAAGACAGACGCAGCTGTGACTACCAAGGTCATTGAGTTGAATGGTGTTCTGCTCGGGCTGCAAGGGCAGTTGAATACCGCACACGTCGAGCAAACGACGTTTACCAACCGTATACGTGAGCTTGAAGCTGCGATTGCACAGTTCAAACGCTGGGAGCAGGAGAAGGAACGGTACACCCTTCACCAATTCCCCCTGGGGACGCTGGCTTACCGGGTAAAAGCGGAAGTGCAAGGCGCCGAACCGTTGCATTACATTTGTAGTAACTGTTATGAGAAAGGCGTCAAATCGTTGCTTCAACAGTGTGAAGAGCACAATTGGTTCAAAGCGATGAAGTGTAATGCGTGCGACGCGGTTATTCGTACCGAGAATCCGCAAGAACCGCAGGGCACTATGACGTCTGACTATGATCCCTACGGAAACTCCTAACCCCGACCAATTTGTATGCATTAATTCGCCATCCCCAGAATTTCGCGACGGATCTCATCGACCGTCGCTTGATTTAGCCCACCTTTCTTCGCGATTTTTTCGATGCGGGAAGCCGCCGCCTCGGTCTTTTCCCGCCATTCGGCCTGCCACTTTTTCTGCACCACCGAAGCTTTACCAAGCTCTGCCACAGCCTTGGCAACTTTGGGCAAATCCATCTGATCACCATCGCTCATCAGCAGCTTGAAAAGATGTTCCTGGACAAGACGCATCAGCGCTTCGTTGACGGCACCTTCTTCATCCGGGGCCGCAGCCACCACGGCACGGGCCTGTTCGCTGGCCATCTTCAATGCCGAGAGCTTGGACTCAAAGTCTTGGCCGTAACGATGCAGCGCTGACTTGCTAATCGAAAAGCCCTGGGTCGACAACTCGTTGGCAAGGGCTTCGTAGTCGCTGAAGTTGTTTTCGGCCAGGGCCTTGTCGAGCCAGTTTTTAACCGACTTGGGAAGACTGGCGACTTTGCTGCGCGGGGGCATGGGATCAGCTCCAGTATTTTTCTGGGCGGGCGATACCAGGATTACAGTCGATGGTGTACTCGGCCACGTCGACACCGTAGTGGGTCAAGCCACAGATCCAAGCGCCGCTAGACTGCTTCTTCAAGGTCGCCAAGCTGCGGTCGGCCAGATAGTCCAGTTCGCGCCGTAGCTCCAAGGTGGTGGCGTCTGGAAAGATGCCCTGAATGGTCGACAGCACCACGGCTTCGTGTGGATCGACGGGACGGGATGTGTTGAGCGTCAGGATGATGTACCAACGCAGGGATTCCCGGCGCACCTTGGCTGGATCAATGTTCATAGACGTAGTCCTTTGAGTTGCACGTTTTCTAATTTGAGCGCCAGGCCATCAAGCTTGGATTCGATAATGGATTGATTGCGTACCCAATCCTCGCGACGGACGTAGTGCAAGGGCATGTCGCCACGCAGACGCTCCATGCCGATTTCGACTTGACGCAAACGCTCACTGTCCTTGTCCACAATCGCAAAGCGTTGATCCAGGCGCCGTTCCATTTGCACCAGGAGCATTTTCATAACGCCGACGAAGGCGCCCAGAATGGTCACTGCGATACTGATCATCTGCCACACCGGCATTTCAAAGGTCGCCATCAGTGCTTGCTCCTTTCGCGACGTGCTTGGCACTGCGCGCAACGTTGTACACCAGGGATAGCCTGGCGCCTTTCTTCCGGAATGGGCATGTCGCAATCAGCCACCTGACAGAACTCGGCCGAAGGGCCTTTCAAAACTTCTTGCTGTGCCAAATGAGTCGCTAAAGAGCTTTCGTTGTGCAGAGCTTCCAGCACACTGGCGTAGTCACTTGCTTTCATTGAGGGTCCAATTGATCAGGCGTGTGAGCTGTGCCCGGCAGATTCCATACCGCTCGCCATTGCGCACCTGG